TTTCTGCACCTTAAAATGTGATTCTCTAATTTCTACAGCATTTGCATCACTGCTAATTGCTGATATATCACTCATTTCCATATCAGATTCATCATCTAAAATATAATCCTCCAATTCTTCCATATACTCACTATACTCAGCCTCACTTAAATTATCGCAATAATGTAGATGTCTGTCCCCACTAAAGCTCCCATCTTCTGGGTTGAAGCTATGCCTCAGCTCTCCGGGGTGCTTCAAGAAGGTATCAGAAGTTCCACCTGTCTCAGAAGAGCCACCCCAACTTCCGGCTTGTCCATCATGCCCCCAGTTACCAGAACCTTGTCCTCCTTTCAATGCTTTTCTAGTAGTAGTTAGGTTAGGCTTCCTAATTAAATCATCCTCATAAAACCTAGTTCTACCAAATGGAGCAATCTTATCCGGTGGCATTATAAATGGAACTACCCTACATCTACAATTAATTATTTCATCAATTAGTCCTTCTTTATCTCCGGGGTATTTCAATCCATTGCTAAATGTTCTGCCGACCGGGACAATCTGTAGATGCAATTCAATATGGTCTGCTTCATCACTGGGGTCATCACCCCTCACTCTGCCATCATCTGCAGTTATCCATTGATGATATTCTACATCAAAATGCTTCTCAGTTTCATATGCAGACATATTAGAGTAATTATTTATTTCAGTTCTGGCTATCCGGTTTAACTCATAGTCTTGCATCTTCTCAAAACTACCTCTAAGCATCTCAGTTGCTTCAGTAGAGCTGAGTCCTTGTTCTCTAGCACTTCTAATAACACCCATAACATCTCCAGTCATTCTATTCATTGTCTGCCTGCTGGCTCTAAATGTTGCATTATCTAGAGCATTCAATAATCTGCCAGAGACATCATCATACTCTACAGCTAAACCAGCACTTCTAAGATGATGAACTGTTCTCTGACCAGCTCCCTGTGCAACTCCTCTTCCTTCTTCCCTAAGAACTTCCAAATAATCCTCTTCAATTTCTCCAAAATGCCTTCTAATCAATCTTCTTAATTCCTGCTCATCCTGTATTCCCAACTCCTCAATTCTTTGGGGTAAAGTATTAAATACAGAACCAAACAGATTATTTAATTTCCTTGTTAATCTTGTTACAGCTTGAACCTCTTGCTGAGTTGCTTTTTCAAGATGGTCTAAATACTCCAACAGTTCTTTCATTAGTTATCACCCTTTTCCAGCCTATCTTTAATTGCTCTTATTAATGATGTAAAGTCTTGCTCACTTAAATTTTCTACCTTTTCTGCAACTTCATCTGTTTCCTCTACTTCTGGCTCTTCCTCCGGCATTTCCTCTGGCATCTCTTCTGGCATTTCCTGCTCTTCTTCTTCTGGGTCTCCACCTTCCATAATATTGACAAGTGGGTCACCATTAATAAAGTATTCATCTAATCCAATATCTGTTCCCGGCTCTATTCCATATTCATCTCCTAAATTCCTAATTAAATCATTTGGAGTAGCTCCACCATTATTAAATAGGAATTCTAGAGTTTCCCTATCCTTTTCTGTACTATCAACATCAACAGTATTTAATTTAAACTTCCAGCCTTCAATGCCAAAATTATTCTGTATGATAAATTTATTAATATACTCTTCAATCTCTTGTTGTCTAGGATTAATTGTACTTTCCTTATATATTCTGTTAGTTTCATATGCAGTATCTCCACCCAAACTGCCAACATCTGATAGACCAATTCTGTTGCCGGGAACTCCATGAGATACAACAACTTCTTCTCTATTGTCTTCCCGGAACATTCTAAAACTGGCATCCTCTGTATCAGTGGCTAACTTCTCAAATTCTACTTTTACATTTTCTCCCATTCCCGGAGTGCCAGATGGGATTCCAAATACCAAACTGCTGTGAGGACTTTTACGAACTTTAGATAAATGCTCTTCTATCTGCTTCACAACCTTTGGTCTTCCATCCTCACCTTCTGCAAGATTGTAATCTCCAGTTATGTAAACTGCATATTGAGGGATACCAAAATTCTTGAAGAACTCATTATTGTATCTTTGCTGTGCTAGGTCTCCCCAGATTGCTCCCAATGCAGTTACTACATCTGGAACTCCATAATAATCACTTCTAGAAGTATAATTCTTCATGAAGATAATATCGTTAGCTCTGTCTTCTGCTTTTAATTCTCCTAACTCATATTCTTCTCCAGTCTTCTTATCAACATCTTTTTCAAGAAGAGGATGCTTGTAATAAACATATTCTCCTCCTCTTTTCTGTACATACTTTGGGAGCTCACCTTTATATTTCATTCTGGTGGCTCTGATAGTATGAGCAGGTATATGATTTATATACTGATATTTAGTATCAGCTTCATTTCCTGCTTTCACCAACTCAAAACATGAATAGCCAATAGAGTGGTAATCTATTTCACCTTTTGTTAAAGTGTCTTCAATTGGTGGAAATTGCTCCTTAAAAAACTGCTCTATTAACTCTTTCTCTTTTTCATCTGCATCTTCCTTCTTTTTAACTATCTCAAATCCATTTCCAGCAATATCCTGTGCTTTAGTCCTAACACATCTATTATGATATGTATTAATCTCTAATAACCCAGCCAACTGTTTTGGATTATATAAAGGTTTTACTAAATTCTTTGTACTATATGTTTCCTTAAATACATCTTCTGTAATCTGATTAGTAGGACTGGTATCACCATCATCTCCTAATGCATAATTTTTATAAACATCACCAGTAATTACCTTATTCTTGTCAGTAACAATAGCAAATGGTTTTCCTTTAGCTTCTTTCTTCACCTCTTCTGCCATCTATAACCCCTCCTTTATGATGTGGAGTAAACAAATTCTTTTGCACTTCCCTGTGCTCTTACAAATCCTCTAGATACTGCAATTCCTGCTATACTGGCAGTATCCACTTGGTCATCATTAGTTCCATCTGGGAACTTAACTAATTCATCCTCATAATCTGCTACCCAACTTGTTCCAGCTTTATGATATACTGCACGATTCTCATAGAAATTACTTATGTCAAAACTTCTGGTCACCTTATCTGCAACTGCTTTAACTGGTATAACTGGTCTTCCTTCTCTTTTTGCCTTCTGAATTAACCCAGTACCAGATGCTTTATCCTCTACAAAAACTCTGGATGGATTAAACCTGTCCATATTACTGACTAAAAAGCCCCATAAATCTGGGACTTCCAGCTTATCCCTATTAACACTGTATAACAGTAAATCCCCCTGTGGAGTTAAATACCATGTGCTTACAACTGTAAAATCATTTGCAGTTGCACTTTTAAAACTGCTATCAACTGTCTGGAAGCAAATACATTTATTTTTTAGGATAACTTTCTTATCTTCTGGCTTCTCTAAAATAAATGCATTTCTATCATCATTCTCCCGGAAATATCTGAAGTATACTGATTTAAATTGATTGCCTTCTTCTATGTTTGGAGCACATTGGTATAATGAGTTCCATGCCTTTGAACTCAACTTCTCCTTTCTTTTTTCAAGATACTCCCTACTGTACTGCTCTTCCCAGAGTGGTTCTCCCTCTTCTCTTCCTAATAAATCATGCTCTTTTCCTTCACTGAGTGCCGGCAGTTCAACAAGTGTCCAATCATCTGCTTCTCTTTCTAAAAATCTTCCAGCAAGGTCATCCTCATGCCACCGGGTCATAATTAGGATAACCAATGCATCCTCTGCAAGTCTGGTAGATAGAGTACTTTCCCATTCATCCCAGACTTCATCTCTATACCTTTTGTTATTAGCTTCCTTCCTATTTTTTATAGGGTCATCAATAATCATTAAGTTAGCTCTTTCACCAGTAATTTGACCACCGATACCAGATGAAATCATTCTACCATCTTGTTCAGTTATCCAATCTTTATATGCCTGCTTCTGACCTAAATGGACATCAAACACATCTGGTCCATACTCCTCTATCTTATCCTTATTCTTTCTACCAAACTTTTCAGCAAAATCAGTAGAATACCCAATAACAATAACCTGTTTATTGGGATTCCTTCCTAAGAAATAGCTGGGTAAGGTCTCTGTAATAGTAAATGACTTACTATGCTGTGGTGGCATTGTTATAATTATTTGTTGCCTTTCTCCAGATTCCATAGCCTTCTGTAATAAATTACAGATAAACTGAGTATGAGTACCATGTTTATATCCCATGTTTACATATTCTACATAAAACTCATAATCCAGCTCTGCTAATGCATCAAAATACATCTTCTGCTCTTCTGGACTAGCAAACTCTTCTTTTAACATACCTTTTCCCTCCTTTTTTCTTTTGTGTATATTAGGATTAAAAAAGTAGGGAGACATCCTCCCTACTTTGTTTATTACTATTCTTTGCCCACTAATGTGGGGGTTACAGTCATTG